TTCTAGTAGAGAAAGGTATAGTATAAATAATAAAAGTATGAAAAAAATAAAAGGTTTAACACAAAAAGAAGTAGAAGAAAAAATAAAACAGGGAAAAATAAACAAGATTAAAATAAAAACAAATGAAAGCTTTTCTAAAATAATATGTAAGAATATATTTACATATTTTAACTTTATTTTTTTAATTTTAGCAGTTTTACTTATTGTAGCAAAGTCATATAGAAATTTATCATTTTTGATTGTTATTATAATTAATATTTGTATTGGAATTTTCCAACAAATCAAAGCAAAAATTACATTAGATAAATTATCATTATTAGATAAAAATGAATATATAGTAATTAGAAATGAAAAAGAAGAAAAAGTAGACTCTGATAACCTTGTTGAAGGAGATTATGTAATTTTAGAATCAGGAAATCAAATTCCAGCTGATGCAATAGTGGTTTCTGGAAGTATGTATGTAAATGAATCTTTATTAACTGGAGAACAAGATGAAATTGAAAAAAATATAAATTCTAATCTTATGTCTGGAAGTTTTGTTGTATCTGGAAAAGCTATAGTAAAGCTTACTAATGTAGGAGATGAATCTTATTCTGCTAAGATAATGAAGGATTCTAAAAAAATAAAGGAAACAAAATCTGAAATGATTTTAGCAATTAATAATATTGTTAAGACTGCAGGTGTAGTAATAATTCCAATTGGTGTTTTATTATTTTGGCAATCATATGTTGTAAATGGTAGTAGCTATAAAGATAGCGTTCATTCAGTGGTTTCAGCTTTAATAGGTATGATACCAGAAGGATTATATTTATTAACAACAGTTGTTTTAGCTTTAAGTGCAATGAAGCTTGCTAAAAAGAAGGTTCTTCTTCATGATATGAAAAGTATTGAAAGTTTAGCAAGAGTAGATGTTTTATGTGTTGATAAAACTGGAACAATTACAAACAACAAAATGAAAGTCATAGATATATTTAATGATAAAGAAAAAAGTTTTGTAAATGATACAAAAGATGCAAATATAGAAATTCTAGCTAAATATGTTAATACAATAGAAGATAACAATATAACCATAGATGCAATAAAAAATCACTTAAATAAAATTTCTACAGAAAAATTATCTTATATACAAAAAGAAAACTTTAATTCAAAAAATAAATTTTCTTTTATTAAAATAGATGAAAATATAATATACAAATTAGGAGCTCCTGAAATTTTATTAAATAAAAAATATGAACAATCAATAAATAAAAGAGCTAAAAATGGTGAAAGAGTAATTGTTTTAGTTAAAGAAGAAAAAAATGAAATTACTCCTATTTTATTTATAAGCTTGAAAAATGAAATAAGAAAAAATACAAAAGAAATTTTTGAGTATTTTAATGATAAAAAAGTTGAAATCAGAGTTATTTCAGGAGATAATCCAGTTACGGTATCATCAATTGCAAAGCAAGTAGGAATAAAAGAATATGAAAAATATATTGATTGTAGAGAGTTGAAAAGCTATGAAGATATACAAAGGGCAGTAGAAAAATATAAAATTTTTGGTAGAGTTAGTCCTGAACAAAAAAGACAAATAATTAAAGCTTTAAAAGAATTAGGATTAAAAGTGGCAATGACAGGTGATGGTGTAAATGATATTTTAGCAATGAAAGAAGCAGATTGTTCAATTTCAGTTGGTTCTGGGTCAGATGCAGCTAGAAAAGCCTCACAAGTTGTATTACTTGATTCTGATTTTGGTACTATGCGCAATATTGTTTATGAAGGAAGAAAAAATATTAACAATATAACAAGATCAGCTTCATTATTTACTTATAAAAATATATTTTCATTATTACTTTCTGTATACTCAATAATTTTTGCAATGCAATATCCATTACAGCCAAATCAAGTATCTTTAGGAAGTGCCTTTACAATAGGTATTCCAGGATTTTTATTAACTTTTGAAGAAAATCAAAAGAAGCAACAAAATGGAAATTTTATAAAGAGAGTGTTTATGAATTCACTTCCAGCAGCAATTACTTCATTTATAGCAATTGTATTTCTAGTTAAATTGTCAGTTTTATTTAATGTTAATAGAGAAGAAATTGCTACAGCTTGCAGTTATTTATTTTTTACTGGAGGATTTTTAATTTTATATAAAATTATTAAACCTATAAATAAATACAGAATAGGTGTTATTTCTTTATGTATTTTAGGAATTATTTTAACAATTAATATAATTCCAGGATTTTTTGCTATAAGGGAAATATCAACACGAGCAACTATACTTGTTATATTATGTGCAATAGCAGAATTCTTTGTGATTAGGTGGATTTCATTAATATTGAACAAAATTGAAAAAAACATAAAATTTAAATAATAGTTGATTGAAATCATATGAATATAAAAAGGATGTAGTAAAATTTATGAAAAATAAATTTACTACATCCTTTTTATCATATTATAGGTTATCTACAATTTAAATTACCAGGCTTTACATTATCTTGAACATTCATTAGCGCTTCACCAAAGCGTTGATAATGAACAACTTCCCTTTCTCTTAAAAATCCTAATATTTTTCTTATTTCACAGTCATCTGTTAAATTTAGTAACCATTCATAAGTTGCTCTAGCTTTTTGTTCAGCTGCCATATTTTCATGTAAATCAGCAATTACATCACCTTTTGCTTGAATATAAGTTGCAGTCCAAGGATTTCCTAACACTACTTAACTGCATATTTAAATTTATAAAGTTAATATTAAAACTTTTACTTTCTACATCGTAAATTATATTTTCAATTATATTGTTTAATAAAGTTCTTCTAACGTTTATATCGTTGCATTTATCAAAATAATTATAAAAGTTTTTAAAGTTTATAAGGGTCTGTTTTATATTAATAATAAGATTTTCTATATCACTTTGAATTTTATTAGAATTATTAAGTTTTTCTTTAACTTGAATTAGTTCTGAATTTAATGAAGCAATTTCATTTCTTAACATTTCTTTTATAGATTCATCAGAAACCAAAGAAAGTTCACGTATCAAACTTCTTATTTGATCAGTTTTTTCGTTTATATTTTTATTTAAATCATTAGTTAGTTGTTTATTAGAACTTAACTGAAGTTCTTTTAGTTTGTCTTCATATGTTTTTATAATAATATCTTTATTATGAGTTTTTATTTTAGCAAGTATTATATCATCAACTAAATCTGTTCTTAGATTTGGGCAGTCACACTTTATATCAATATTTGTCTTTTGTTTACCAGAACAAATGTAGTAAATATAATTAAATCCTTGTTTATTTTTAGAGTTATATTTTATAACCATATTAGAGCCACATTTACTACATTTCAACAATCCAGAGAATAAGGAAGTGTTTTGACCTGTACCACTTCTATTAGATGATTTTTTTGCTTTTTGTTTATTACTTTCAAATCTTTTCTGAACACGCAACCAATCGTCTGAAGAAATGACGCCTTTATGCCCAGCAATAGCTACTATTGAATTATTGGAAGATTTTTGTTGATAGGTTAGATAACCGTTACCGTTAGGTGTACCAAATACATCGTATCCAAGAGATTTAAGATAATTATGTGTATCTTCATTTGATATAACATAAATTGGACTTTTTAATATTCTTTTAACTCCAGATAATTCAAAATTTGATTTCAATTTAGTTTTATATCCTAAAGTATTTAGCTCTGTAAGTGTGGCTAATATGGAGCCTTTTGATAAATAAGTATTATAAATAAATTTAATTGTTTCTAATTCCGAGTTAATAGGTATTAACTTAACTAGAGATTTTTCTTTCATTTCAGAATTCAAATAACTTACTTTTTCGCTATTAAATCCTAAGGGTAAACAACCACCAGACCATTTACCCATTTTAGCTAGTTGTAGCATATTATCTTTAACACGTTCAGCGATGGTTTCACGTTCAAGTTGAGCAAATACACTAGCAATATAAATCATAGCGCGTCCCATAGGAGTTGTTGTATCGAATTGTTCTTTTATGCTTACAAAATTAACATTATATTTTTGTAATAATTCTAAAGTTGTAGAGAAATCAGCAACATTTCTACTTATTCTATCAAGACGATAACATATTAGTAAATTTATTTTGTTTGATTTTATATCATTGATTAATTCTTTGAATTTAGGTCTATTTAAATTCTTACCACTGAATCCTTCATCTTCATAAACAATATATTCTAAATCTTCACCTTGAAAATATGATTCACAATAATTTTTACATAATTCTATTTGATTCTCAATAGAGTCTCCTTTTTCACTAAGCACAGATTTACGGGAATATATAGCAATTTTCAAGTTAATCACCTCTTTAAAAACTTATTATATTTAATGGTTCAAATGTTAGCAAATGTGTTTCACCAACATAATAAACTCCATATTTCTTTTTATAATGTTCAATAGATTTTATTAGAAAATCTTCTGTAACATTTAAAATTTCAGCTAAATCATAGATATTATCTATTCCAGATATAATAGCATTAATTATATCTTCTGGTGATATTAATTTTTCATAACTCCATCTACGAGCAATAGATTCTTGTTTTCTATTATTTAAATCATTTTGGTCAGTTATATTACCAACAGTAAGATTAAAGTGTCCTAATTCTTCATATAATACACATAACTTCTCACACTCATTAACCCTATTATTTATAATAATTAAATTACCTATGCACTTTCCAAAAGGTTTATCTATACCTAAATCACTTTCAATAATATTAATACCTTTAGAATGTGCAAGAGATATTAAATTCTCATAATTACTCATTTGTACTCCGTATTTATTTTATATATTCTAATGTTTATTTAAATTCTTTAAAATTTCATTTATTCTTTCATTTACTATAGCTTTTTCTTTATCAGTAAGATTATCATCATGACAAGCAATTGGCATTAGATGCTCTTTACCTGCTTCTTCCCATATTTCTTTTTTATGTAGTGGTAATATTATACTATCTTCTATATACTTAGGAGTTTCAACTAAATCATTGCTATATTCTATCAATTTAGTTTTTCCATTTAAATTAAGCTTATTAAAATTGGCAATTAATATTATTTCTTCTTTAGATAAATTTTCTTCAGATACATATTGTCTTTCTTTTGGTACATCATATCCCATTAACCATGTTTCATTTACATCTAATGCCATACCTAACATAGAAAGTTTTTCTTGACCAGGCTTTACTTTGCCAGAGATATATTGACTTATATCTGATTTATTAATTTTAATATTATATTTTTGACAAAAAGGTTTAACTAATTCTAACAAGTCAACTTGTCTTAAATTTCGTTCACTCATAATTTCTTTTAATCTAGTTGATGTATTATAATTTTTCATCATCATCAGTCCTTTCATTAATATGATACATCTTTTTGAATTAAAGTTCAATGAAAAAAACGAAAAAGTTAAAAATTTTGAACAAAAGATATTGACGTATGAGAAAATAGGTGCTAAGATAAGGTTGTTCAAAAAATTGAACTTGATGATTGGAGGTGGGTATATGATTTTTAATTATGATAAATTGAGAGGAAGAATAGTTGAAAAGTATGGAACACAAGGACGATTAGCTAAAGAACTTGGGATTTCCGAGAGAACTTTATCATTAAAGTTAAACAATAAAATATTTTTCACTCAAGATGAGATAGCGAGAATGTCTATGCTTTTAAATATAAATTTAGAAAGAATTCAATATTATTTTTTTGAACAAAAAGTTCAATAAATTGAACCGAGATATACATATTTATTTATTTATAATTTGAGAAGGAGTGATTAGATTTGGAAAAAATAAGACATAAAAGAATAGAAGGAGTTCAATTATTTATTAATAAAGAATTAGAACTTGAGGTAAGAGCAGTAGAGATTAATGGAGAAGGGTGGTTAATTGGTAAAGATGTTGCAGAAGTTTTAGGATATTCAAATACATCAGATGCATTAAAGAAACATGTTGATATTGAAGATAAGGGGGTAGCGAAATGCGATACCCTTGGTGGAAGTCAAGAAATGATAGTGATAAATGAAAGTGGTCTATATTCCCTAGTTCTTAGAAGTAAGTTACCAGGAGCTAAAAAATTTAGAAGATGGGTTACATCAGAAGTATTACCACAGATAAGAAAAACAGGAGGATATATACCAATAAGTGAAGAAATGTCAGAGGCGGAAATAATGGCAAAGGCATTTATTATATCCCGAAAGACTATAGAGAAGAAGGACGAGCTTTTAAAAGCTAAGGATAAAGAGATAAAGGATTTATCACAAGATTTAACTCAAAAGAATAGATTTATAAATCAAATTGCAGTAAGTAAAAACAGTTTAAAGGTTGAAGAAGTAGCTCAAATTGCTTCAAAGCAAGGAATAAAGATTGGGCGTAATAAACTTTGGGACAAGCTTAGAGAATGGGGATTAATTAAGAAAAATTCTAAGTATGACCCTAAACAAGAATATATAGATAGAGAGTATTTTGAAGTGGTAGAAGGAACTAAAGAAAACTCAAAAGGAGTATTTACTTATAAAATAACAAGAGTTTTAGGGAAAGGGCAAGTTTATATAATTAAAAGATTATTAGCGGAAGCAAATTAGAGTAACAATTACTATTGAAATTCATATATTAGAAATAGAAATTAAAAGGAGATGTATTATGGGGAGAGTTAATTACAATGAATTGAAGGTTGTTCTTAATAATGAGCCGTCAGAAGAAGCTTTATTAAATTACTATTCAATGCTTGTAGATTATTTAATTAGCAAATTTGGTGCTGAACCAGTAATGAGAGCTTTAAAAGAATTAATTGATGAGTATTAAGATAAATAGGCTTAATAGCCTACTAAAAATAAGTAAACATAATAAAAAATATGAATAAATTGAGTTTTGAAGAAGTGATTTAAATGATAGGCAATATAGTACGTATAGAAATACCATATAAAACCTTTAAATATTCAAGAATAATTTTCTTATAAGAAAATATAATCCAAGTTTAAAGGAGTGAATTTATGGAATGTTTAAATATATGGGGCATATGCACATTTGTAATGCCCCTAGTGTTAATAATAATTATTGGGTTAATGTTTATAATTGCATCTATTTTAGATGGAGTAGATAAGCTAATCAAGAGAATTAGGAGATAATCATGAAAGAATTAAGAGAAAAACTTCATCAAGCTATTGATGAGTATAGACTGACCGATGAAAGAACTGTTGCTATTAGCCAAGAGTTGGACAAGGTAGTTTGTTTGGAGCAGAGAAAGTTGATGAGAGTGAATGTTAAATGTGTGAATTAAGGAATTTAACAAGAAAAGAGAAAAAGCTTTTGATAAATAATAATTGTGATCCAAAAGATTATTTATTTTTTGAAGAGTTAGAGAACGTGATAGTTTTTTATCATGTATATTTTAAAAACTTATGGGCATTAAAAAAGGACTTACCTTAACAAGTTATTAAACAGGGTAAGTCCAAACCTAAAAATTCAATTATAAGTATAGCATAAAATATATAAAAATTATAGATAGTAGAAAGAGGAATGTAATAATGGCAGAAAGACGAATGTTTGCAAAAACAATTATAGATAGTGATATTTTTCTAGATATGCCCTTAAGTACACAAGCATTATATTTTCATCTTAGTATGAGGGCTGATGATGATGGATTTATAAATAATTCTAAAAAGATTCAAAGAATGATAGGGTGTGGAGATGATGATTTAAAGTTATTAATAGCAAAGAAATTTTTACTACCTTTTGAATCAGGAGTTGTGGTAATTAAACATTGGAGAATTCATAATTATATTCAAAATGATAGATATACTGAAACAAATTATAAGTTTGAAAAATCTACGCTAAATATAGATGAAAATAAATCTTATACTTTTGAGGAAACTGGAAGGAAATTGATAAAAAACAAGGTAATTAATGCGGGAAATGAACTGTCTCCAAATTGTATACATGATGGATACACTACGGATACACAGGATAGGTTAGGTAAGGTTAGGTTAGGTAAGGATAATAATACTATATCTAAAGATATAGTTAGTAGTACTAAAGTACAACATATTATTGATTCTTGGAACTCATTAGGATTACAAAAGTTAGTAGCAATAAATCCTAATACAAATAGATATAGATTGTTAAATGCAAGAATTAAAGAATATGGATTAGATAAAGTATTAGAAGCAATAGAAAATATAAGATATTCAAGGTTCCTAAAAGGACAGAATAATAAAAATTGGACCATTACATTTGATTGGCTGATTAAACCTAATAATTTTACAAAAGTATTAGAAGGGAATTATAGAGATAAAGGAGATAGCAATAATGGAGGCATTAAACAGGATATTAAGCCAAGTGAGAAAGAATCAGAATACAACTTCAACTGTTACTAATAGCTATAAATGTGACAAGTGCAAGGATACAACTTGGTTATTAAATGATGAGGGGAAGGCTATAAGGTGTGAGTGTTACGAGTTGGATTATACACGAATAATATGGAAACAGTTTGGAGTTAATCCCGAGAATGTAAAATTACTAAGAGATTATAATGCTTACAATGAGACTACAATTAGAGCAAAAAAACTAGCAGTTGAATATATAGAGAATTTCGAGGAAATCATAAAATCTGATAAGAATTGGTTTGGATTAATGGGACAACCAGGTGCAGGGAAAACTCATATAGTAATAGCTATGGGAAAAGCTCTACTAGATAAAAAAATACCTGTTGTATATATATCTTATATAGAAGCTACAAGAGAATTAAAGTCTTGTGCAAATGATACAGAGTATTACAACAAATTATCAGATAGATATAAAAAAGCTAAAGTATTGATAATAGATGATTTGTTTAAAGAAAAGGTTAGGAATGGGAAATTGATTGGAGAATTAACAGAGGTAGATACGAAACATATACAGCCTATATTAAATTATAGATATCTCAATAAATTACCTACTTTGTTTTCTACAGAGTGTACTCCTAAAATGTTAAGAGTATTAGATGGAGCTATGGGAGATAGAATGCTTGAAAGATTTGATGGAAAGTTTGGGGTAGTATTTAAGCAAGATTCTAATTATAGAATGAAAGCTTTTGAAAATAAAAAATAAGCAGTAGTTATCAATGCTTTAGGGCATTTATATAAAAAAAGAAATATTAAAGAAAGGAACTTTGGATTAATTGCTTAAATTTTAGCAGAGATTGCAAATAAGATGAAGTTAAGTGAGTGATCATAGGGAAGATGTCAATATCTTCTCTAACAAAGTAAAGTGAGAAATGAAGAAAAGATTATATAAAAAAGAGAGTTTTACTTGTAATAAGTTAAAAAGTTTAATGGAAGCTAAGAAAATTAAAAGTGAAGATATAGTAAAAATAATAGATGAAAAGTCAAGTGATAAAGTTAAAAGAATATGTCCTTTAACAATAAATAGAATGAATGAAATAATGCAAGGAAGTTGTCCAACTGTTTTAGAGTGTATTCTTATAGGGCAAGCATTAGAAAAGGGAATAGGATATTTTTATTATAATGGGTATCAGATTTAGAAAGTAACAATTTGAATACATTGCGAACTAAGTAAGAAAATTTGAACTTTGAAAATTGAATAGTACGGTATTTACAAAATATGCTATAATCAAATCATAATTGTATAATAATATGATGCAATTGATTATGTGGGGAGGAAGGTTTATGGTATGTCCAAAATGTAATAGTGAAAGAATTGAAGGGGGTAAGTTAACTAATCCTTATGGAATTATATTTGTAGCTGATTCTTCTGCTTTCATGAATTCAAAAAAGTCGTCAATATCAGCCAAAGTATGTTTAGATTGTGGTAATATTTTTGATTTTAAAGCTGATGAGTTAAAAAATCTAAATAAATAGGAGTTAATATATTTTTATAATAAAATTGCTTAGCTGGACTATTTTGTATTATAGGGTAATATGATTATCTTTAATTTAAGAATAATCTTAAAATATTCTGAATGCATAATTAATGGAAATACCGTACTATTCAAAATGAATGTGCGGTATTTTTTAGTGCGCAATTCAAAACCACTATTCGTTAATGTTGGAGGTAAAAAATGAATTTTTTAAAAACAGGATATAAATCATCAAAGATTCAAGCAAAAAGAAATACGATTGTAACTATTTCAAAAAAGTTAGAATCAAGTTGGCTATTTGATAAAGAAGTGAATGAATACTTAGAAGAAGGATGGAAACTAGATAGAATCGAAACAGTTAATAAAGATAATGATATTTTTTTAATTGGATTCTTAAGAAGGTATTAAACTAAATTCAAAACTATTACGAAATAGATAAAGGAGAGATAAAATGGCTAAATTAATAGGGTTGGGATATGATAATAATGTTAATGCTGATAAAATAGTTGCAATTGTAAGTTCAAGTGCTGCACCTTCAAAAAGAGCTATTAAAAATGCTAAAGATAAGGATTTATTAGTTGATGCGACAAATGGAGCTAAAACAGCAGCCGTAATAATCATGGAAAGTGGACATGTTGTTATAAGTGCTTTAAAAGCTGAAACAATAAGAAAAAGAAGTACAGGGATATAAAGTAATATAGAAAAAAAGAGAAAAATATATAAATAAGATAAATAAGTATAAAAATAGTGCCTAAATTTAAGAAAGTTTGTCAATAAACTAAAAAAAATAAAGGTGCTATTTTTTTATGTTTATATTAAAATCAATATAACAAAAATAAATCGGAAATAACATAAAGTTTGCGAGGATATTTCGTATTAAAAGTTAAAAATGTTACTTTTTTATGGGTTGGGGTAAACTATATCATTTTTTAAGGAGGAATAGAGATGAATAAAGAATTAGTATCACAGTTATATGCAAATGGACTAAGTGCAAAAGAAATAGCAGAAGAGTTAGGTGTAAAAGTTGGAGCTATTAAAATGTGTATACAAAGAAATTTTAAAGATTTAAAACCTATTCACTTAAAAAATAGAAAACATCTTAAGTTTTATGAAAATGAAGTTAGAAAAATAACAAAATATGAAAGTAAGCAGTATATGAGTGATAAAACTTTTATATTAAAGAATAGATCTCTTTATGAAACTAAAGAAGATGGGGATATAGTTTTAAAAAAGAATATAGGATGTGTACTTCCTTGGGATGTTCCAAGAAGATTAACAAATGAGTTTAAGAGTTGTTAGAAGTAACAGCTCTTTTTATTTTATAAAAAATATTAAAGAGGAGAAGTGGAAATGAAGATAGGAGAAATTTTAAAGGAGTTACAACCATGTGAGTATAGTAAGTTACAGCAAAAAGAAATAAAAAAAGTTAAAAGAAGAAAAAGAGAAGAGAAGTTAAATATAAAAGAATTAATGTCTAGTAGATATTATAAGCGTGGTCGAGGTGGAGCAATTAAGCAGGTGAGGTAATGGCTAGAAGAAAGAGGAAAATAATACTTGAAGATACTGAAAGAAAAAAGAAAGTACCAGCACTTCCTATTCAAGAGCGTGATTATAATAGATTTAAATATAAGTTAGAAGAAATAAGTAAAGATTGTCCAGAAAGAAATTTAATGATTTTTTATATTGGCGTTGCTACTGGATATAGATTAGTTGACTACTTAGGATTAACAAATGGAGAATTAAAAGAGTTTTTGGATGAAGATAAGTTTATTATTCAAGAAAGTAAACAGTATAATGCATGGAAGACACATATTGCTAATAATCCTAATTCAAAAAGAAAGCCACCAGTTCCTAGAGAGTCAATAATTCAAACAAATCTTAGAAAGAAAATTAAAGAATATGTTAAAGGTAAAAAGAATAGTGAATATGCTTTTGAAAGTGAAAAGTACCCTGGGGAGCCTATAACTCCTAAAACGTATAGTGCAATATTAAAAAAAGTTGGAGAAGAATTAGGATTAAAACATATTACTGGACATAGTTTAAGAAAAACATATGCTCAAAGGTTATGGCAAGAAAAAAGAGATTTAGAGTTTGTTAGAAAAAGTTTAGGACATAAGTCAATAGAAACTACAAAACATTACTTAGGATTAGATAATGAAATTAAAGAAGATGCATCAAGAATAGCAGATTCAAAATTATAATTTTTTGTACTTAATACGAAAAAAAGTAACGGATGCATATAAGAAAGAAAAAATAAAAATTCTTACTAATATATGCACTAAAAAAATAGTATGCGTAATTATAGGTGTTATTTCGCATAAGGAAGTGATAAGAGCAATAGAGCTCAAAGTATTGATTTTAAAGGCTTTAAATAGGTTTTTAGAATGGATAATTAAAATCTTAAAAATTTTTAATACAAAAAACAAATAAGGTTCAAATAACCGATTATAAATAATCCTTGTAATTTCAATTAGTTTCAAAGTTTTAATGGTATATAAAAATAGTACACAGAAAGAAGGTGAAGAAATGGCAGTTAGAGACCCCTTAAGAGATGAAGCTTTTAAGTTATTCAGAAATAGTAAAGGGAAAATGACATCAAAGGAAATTGCTGAAAAATTAAATAAAAGTGTAAATACTATTAATTCATGGAGAAATAAAGATGAATGGAGTAAGAAGTTAAAGGGAGGAGCACCAAGAGGGAATTCTAATGCAAAGGGTCATGGAGCACCAAAGGGTAATTTGAATAATCTTAAGCATGGAGAATATTGTGATCCTTCAAAATTCTTAGATAAAGGTTTTTTGGCTAAGTATATTCCAGCTGCTACGAAAAATATAATTAAAGGTGTTTTAGAGAATGGAGTAACACACCTAGATATGTTATGGGATAATATAGTATTACTTTATTCTTCAATAATAAGATCTCAAAAGATAATGTATGTTAAGAATCAAGATGACATCACTAAGGTAAAGACTAAGGAAGCATATGGAGAAAACTCATCTACAGAAGAATGGGAGTATCAATTTGCTTGGGATAAACAAGAAAAGTTTATTAAATCTCAATCAAGTGCAATGAAAACTCTTAATTCTATGGTTAAAGATTATGAGGAATTATTACATAAGAATTGGGATTTAGCAACGGAAGAGCAAAAGTTAAGAATAGAAGTATTAAAAGAAAAACTAAATAAAGATGATACTTCTGGAATTAATAATAGGGTTCAAATTGTAGATGATATAGATGGTTAAAGTAAAGTTAAAAAGTATAATTGCAAGTAGCTTTTATGAATCACATAAGGATATAAAGAATGAACTTCATACTCATTACTGGTTTAAAGGTGGTAGAGGAAGTACAAAATCATCTTTTATATCAATAGAAATAGTATTAGGTATGATGAGAGATGCGCAAGAGGGGATAATATCAAATGCTTTAATACTAAGAAGAGTTAAAGATACTTTATCAGAATCAGTAAGAGACCAAATAAAATGGGCCATAGATACTTTAGGTGTTAGTGATGATTGGCATGTTCCAGAAGCAAAGCTAACTATAACTTATAAGCCTACAGGACAAGTAATAAGATTTAAAGGTGCAGATAACCCTAAGAAAGTTAAATCTACTAAAGTACCTAAAGGATATATTAAATATATTTGGTATGAGGAAGTAGATGAATTTGAAGGGAAACATAAGATAGATACTATTAATCAATCGCTTATGAGAGGTGGACCAAAGTTTGTTGTATTTTATTCTTTCAATCCACCAGAAAGTCAAAGAAATTGGTGTAATCAAGAAGTTGTTGAAATTAGAGAAGATAAATATGTTCATCATAGTGATTATAGAACAGTACCTAAGGAATGGCTTGGAGAACAATTTATAATTGAAGCAGAACATATGAAGAAAGTTAATCCTACTAAATATGAACATGACTATTTAGGGGCTGTAACTGGTACTGGTGGAGAAGTATTCACAAACATAACAGTAAGAAGGATAACAGATGATGAAATAAAAGTATTTGATAGATTAAAGAATGGACTAGATTTTGGTTATGCAGCAGATCCTTTAGCTTATGTATTAATGCATTATGATAAGACCAGAAAAAGATTATTTATATTTGGAGAAGTATATAAAGTTAAATTAAGTAATAGTAAAGCTGTAGAGTTAATAAAGGAGCTTAACCATTTAAATAGAAGAGTTAAAGCAGATAGTGCAGAACCAAGAACTATAAATGAATTTAAAAATCTAGGATTAAATATAACAGGTGCCAAGAAAGGTCCTGATTCAGTTGAGCATGGAATTAAATTCTTAAGTGAAGAGATAGAAGAAATAATAATAGATCCAATTAGATGTCCAAATACTAAACGTGAGTTTATGGGGTATGAAATAGAAAAGGATAAAGAAGGGAATTTAAAGGGTGAATACCCAGATAAAAATAATCATACGATTGATGCTGTAAGGTATGGAATGGAAGATGAGATTATTAGTAGAAAAATAAAGGTAGGAAGTAAGAGTAAATTAGGATTAAGATAGGAGTAATATAATATGGCTATAGTAAGGAGTAGGAAGTTTCTAGATGATGATGGAACAATATCTAGTAAACTTCTTTTTTCATGCATAAAAGAGCATAGAATTGAAGTAGAGTCTAGATTAGATAAACTAAATGAGTATTATTATGGGAAACATAAAATACTTGATAGAACTTTTAAAAATAAGAGTATTCCTAATAATAAAATAGTATGTAACCATGCTGAATATATATCGGATATAGCAACAGGATATGTTTTTGGAGTACCAATAACATATAGTGGAAACGGAGCAGAATCATTAAATATGAACTTTACTGAAATAGATGAAGATAGTCATAATAATGAATTAGCTTTAGATTTATCGATATTTGGGAGAGCTTATGAATTGTTATATATGAATGATGATAAAAAACCCAAAATAGAACTAGCGACATTAAGTCCATTAAATACTTTTTTAGTAGTAGATACTTCTGTAAAAGAAGAACCGATGTTTGCGGTTCACTATTACCCTAACATAACTTTAGATAATTCTATAGAAAATTATACTGTAGAAGTATATACAGAAACTGAAAAGTTAATATATGAGATTACATCATTACAAACAGAACTTTCAACAGTTGTAGAAAAAGATTTAGAAGAGCATTTCTTTAAAGGGGTACCAGTAATTGAGTATCAAAATAACAAGAAAGCAAGAGGAGATTTTGAGGGAGTTATACCTTTAATAGATGCATATAACAAATTACAATCAGATAGAGTTAATGATAAAGAGCAATTAGTAGATGCATTTTTAATAGTTGTAGGGCAAAGCTTAGGAGATACAAATAACGAAGTATCAGAAACAGTAAGACTTCTTAAGGAAGAAAAAATAATAGAACTTGATGAGGGAGGAGATGCTAAGTGGTTAGTTAAATCTCTAAGTGAGGATCAAGTTGAAGTGTTAAAGAAATCTTTGAAAGATGATATACATGAATTTTCAAAAGTACCATGTTTAACAGATGAGAATTTTGTAGGTAATTCTTCGGGTGTTGCAATGAAATATAAGTTATTGGGATTGGAACAATTAGGAAGAACAAAAGAAAGATACTTTAAAAAATGTTTAAGAGAAAGACTTAAGCTTATAGAAAATATAGAAAACATAAGAGCAATAAATATTAAATGCTCAGATATAGATATAAGTATGAAAAGAAGTTTACCAGTAGACAATGAATTATTAGCTAATATTGCTAATGAAACAGAAGGGTTCTTAAGCTGGGAAACAAGAATAAAAAATTATGATCCAGAAATTGATATTGAAGAAGAAAGAAAAAGATTATTAGAAGAGAAGAAGCAGAATATTGAAGAACAACAAAAAATGTTTGGTTTCCCATATGATGAATCAGACAAGCCTAATAATAACATTGAGGAAGGTGAAGAAGAATGATAATAATTGCTTGGATAGCATTAATTTTAAATGCTTTAATTATGTTAAAAATATTGCCAAAAGTATTTACTGATAAAACTACTACGGATAGAGTAGCTAATTTTATAGCTTGTTTATGGATTATGCTAAATTGCATATTACATATTTATATTTTAAAGTTATAGTATGAATATCAGAAATAATAGTTACTGGGAAGCTAGAACAACAGCTATAATGGACAAACAACAGTTAAATGCTGATATAACATATAGAAAGTTAAGAAAGGCTTATATAAAGGCTATAGCCGAAATAGAAGTAGATGTTAGAAGAATATATAATAAGCTTAAGAAAAATGGTGAACTTAATGATAAACAAGTAAAAGAGTTTTTGAATACTGAATTATAAAAGTTAGATAGAAAGCAATTAAAGAAATTAATTTTAAATACAAAAGATGATAAGTTAAGAAAACTTTTAACAGCTAAATTAGACGCACCAGCTTATGCAGCAAGAATAGCAAGAAAAGAGGTTCTTAAGGAAACCTTAATAGATAACTTAAAACAGATAATGAATGAAGTTGCAGTTAATGAAATGGTATTAGATAAAAATCTATTTATTAAAAATATGAATGAATCATACTATACTCATATGTGGGAAGTACAAAGAGGTATGCAAATAGGATTTGATGTAGGAGCTTTAGGAAAGGAAACTATTGAAGCTATATTAAAAAGACCATTTGCTGGAGGATATTACTCAGAAAGAATATGGGGTAATACATCAAAGTTAACAGAACAGCTTTATGAAACTGTATTATCAGGACTACTAAATGGTAAACCATTAAAGAAAATGATAAATGAACTAACAGAAACAATGGAAGTTGGTGAAAGTGCTGCAAGAAGATTAGTAAGGACAGAAGCAGCTTACTATACAAACATGGCAGCAGTTGAAGGATATAAAGAATGTGGAATAGAGAAATATAGATATTATGCAAAACTAGATCTTAAAGTAAGTAATATATGTAGAGAACTAGATGGTAAGATATTTCCTATAAATGAAGCACAAACAGGAATAAACCTTCCACCAATGCATCCATGGTGTAGAAGTTCAATAGGGCCAGTTATTGATGGTGGAGTAGCTCAAAGAATTGGAGTAAGAACAAGAGATGTAGTTACAGGAGAAAGCCATGTAATAAAAGGAGATATAACATATAAGGAATGGTATGATAGATTTGTAGTAGATAAATATGGAGAAGATAAAGCTAAAGAATTAGAAAAGAAAGCAAAGACTTATAAGAAAAAGAAAACAAATAAAAAAGATAATTAGCGCTTACTTAGGTAGGTGCTTTTATTATGCTTAAAATTAAGGGGGAATTAAAAATATGGAATTAAAAGATACCATTGAGATGATGGGGAGTGAAGACTATAAAGAGAGATTTAAAGCAGAGTATTTACAATTAAAAATAAGAATAAATGGATTAAGAAATATGCTTAAGAAATATAAGGCGGGTACTTTAACATTTAAA